GGGTGCCTATATGGTATGGGCAGCGAGCCTGCCACCGCCTGAGCAATTGTGCGGGCCTTTCTACAGCCACAGCAGCGGATTCATCGCCGCCCCTGGCGGATCGGGTAAATCCATGTTCAGTTTGGGGCTGGCGTATGCACTGGCCAGCGGTAAAACCTTTTGCGGCTGGAAGGTGGGCAAACCGCTGTCGGTTTACATGGTGGACTGTGAAATGTCGGACCCCGGATTGTTCGGGCGCCTGCGCAGTCTGGGGTTCAACCCGAATATGCGCATAAAGCTGGACACCAGCGGACTGCGTGACAAGGCCGGCATGCCACGGTTTGAGCTGGGCAACCCCGAACACCTGCATTTCCTTATGATGAATGCGTCAGCTTCTGACGTAATCGTGATTGATAACGTATCCGCGTGCCTGACACCGCAGCACGGTAAGGATTTATTCAGTCCGGAAGCATGGCAACAGGTGTTTGCTCTCGAGTCCTGGGCACGGCGGGAAGGCAAGTTGCTGGTGTTTCTCGACCATACCAACAAGGCAGGCCAGCTGGCCGGCACGATGCACAAGCACCGGATGGCGGATTTTGTCATGCTGCTCGAGCGCACCAGCCTGATCGGCGAGCCTTGGTTAGAGTTCCTGTGGTCGATGGATAAATGCCGCTATGAGACCGATCCAGACGATGTAATCCCGCGCCTGGTCCGATTGGATGCCGGCCGATGGTCACACAGCGATCCGATGGAAGAAGCCGATGAAATCTATATGCAGGTGATATCCGGCACCATGACCAAAAAGGATGCCGCTGCTGAATTGGACTGCACCCGCGTCACACTGTAAAAACGGCTGGCCATGGATAAAATAAGGCTTAGGCGTAAACAAAACGACCGTGCCAATGAGGGCGATAATTGATAAAACGCACCGTGTATGGTTAGATTGTATATACCCCCCATTGTAGGGGGGTATACAAACTATACACGGTATATACATACTCAATGAAATCAACAGGTTGCAATGAGTAAATTTGCAGCGCAAGAACGTATCGAGTCCCTGCGTCGGTCGATTGATGGCGCACGGGATTTAGAGCGACTGGAACAGCTGTATCAGCAGGCCAATGACGGTCAATCCAATATCCAGGCGCTCAGGTTTCAGGCGGATATCTGCTTCGGCAGGCTCAAGAAGGTATTGCCGGACCTGAAGGCAGTCGAACACAGCGGCGAAACACAGCAAACCGTGTTCGTGAAGTTTTGACGGAGGTGGTATTAGGGCCACCCGCCCGTAACCACCAGCAGGCCGCCTGGGATGCTCGCCAGCGGTTTAATATACTGGTCTGGCACCGCAGGGCAGGCAAGACCGTATACGCGATTAAATGGCTGATCCTGACCACGCTGGGGTGCGAATTACACAACCCAAGGGGCGCTTACTTGTGCCCATTGTTCCGGCAGGCCAAGCAGGTAGCGTGGCAATACCTGAAGGACTACAGCCGCGATATACCCGGTGTCACGTTCAACGAGGCCGAATTGCGCGCGATCTACCCTGGCGGCGCTGAGATCCGGCTATTGGGCGCGGCAGAGCCTGATAGCTTGCGGGGTGTATACCTGGATGCCGTGGTCATGGATGAAATGGCCCAGATGGCGCCCCGCGCCTGGACAGAGATTGTAAGGCCTGCGCTGGCTGATCGCGCCGGGTCTGCCCTGCTGATTGGCACGGTGTTTGGCAGGGCAAATCTGTTTTATGAGTACTACCGTGACGCGGTCGACAAGACTGGCTGGATGCGCCAGCTGCTGACGGTCAATGACACCGATTGCATAGACCCCTCTGAACTGGCGCTACTCAAGCAGGATATGAGCCGTGAGGAATGGGCTCAGGAAATGGAGTGCGATTGGAATGCGGCCGTAAAGGGCAGCTATTACGGCAGCGAAATGAGTGAAGCAGAACGTGCTGGCCGCATCGCCAATGTGCCCTACGATCCGGCCATGCAAGTGATCACCAGCTGGGATCTGGGCATGGCGGACAGTACCGTCATTACCTTCTGGCAGAAGCACATGGCCGGCGAGGTGCGCGCTATCGAGTGCCTCGAGTTCCAGAACACCGGCCTGACGGAGATCGTGAAGGAATTGCAGCAGCGGCCGTATACCTACAGCGCTCATATACTGCCGCACGATGCGCGGGTGCGTGAGCTGGGCACCGGCAAAAGTCGCGTTGAAATCCTGCAAGGCCTGGGCGTAACCGCTACCATCTGCCGGCAGGCGACGGTGCAGGACGGTATCGACGCAACCAGGGCATTACTGCCGCGCGTATGGTTTGACCGCGATAAGTGCTTTAGGCTGGTGGAGGCGCTGAAAACCTACCGCAGCGAGTACAACGATCAGCGGCAGGTGTTCAGCAAAGCACCGCTGCACAGCTGGGAGAGCCACTTTGCAGACAGCGTGCGTTACTTTGCGACCATGGACGGACAAACGGGCCAGCGATGGCAGCCGATTGATTACAGCCAATTGAACAGGGCAGCGATATGAACAAAGCAGAACGGTCGTCTATTGTCTGGCGCGCATTGAATGAATGCGTGGACTGGTCAAACCAGAACCTGAGCCTGATCCGTGCCACGGCATGGAATTACTACCTGAACAGGCCGAGGGGCGATGAACTGGCCGGCCGGTCACAGGTACAGGACACGACGATTCGCGACTTCCACGGCGCCTTAATGTCCACCATTATGCCCAGCTATGCCACCGATCATGTGGTGCAGTTTGAGCCTTATGGGCAAGGGGACGAGGATCAGGCCGAGGCGGAAAGCGCAGCGATTAACAGCATATTCACCGAGGACAACAGCGGCTATCTGGAACTGGCCAACGCGATCTCGGACTGCCTGTTATTCCGCAACGGCATCATCAAGGTATGGGTGGAGGATGAAAAAGAGGAGATTACGCGCCGCTTCGCCGCACCGGCTGCGACGGTCAAAGCAGGCCTGAAGCAACAGGGCATTGATGCAGAAGTAACCATGGATGACGGGCTGGCGGTGGCCACCTATACGCAGGAAAAGCAGCGCCTGCGCATCAAGGCCATTGAGCCAAGCTATTTCATCATCGACCCGAATCAGCAGGATCAGGAAATGCAGGGCAGTGCCATCATGGGCGAACGCATCATCCTGACGCGGCAGGAACTGCGGGATATGGGCGTGAGCCGCACGGACATTAACAGCTGCCCGCAGCTATCCGATGAAGGCCTGATATCCCAGGTCAGCAACAATGCCGACATACGCGCCAAGTTTGTGGAAGGCGCCTCTAGCTACTACACCGGGCCTACATGGGCAGACGAACGGGTAGAGTGTTACTGGATACACATGCGCATGGCTGCCGTGCGGTGGCGGTTTCTGGTCAGCAACCAGCTGATTCTGTTAGAGGACAAGGTGAGCCAATTCCCGTATGCGTCGGGCGTGGCGTGGCCGGTCCCACACCGATGGTCCGGTCTGTGCCTGCTGGACCTGTTGCAGAATACGCAGGACAGCAAAACCAGCATTTTGCGGCAGTACCTGGACAACCTGAATCACGCCAATAATCATCGGTATGCCTACAACCCGGCCGAAACGGAACAGGACGACATACTGAACGCTGCGCCTGGGCGCGGTATCCGGTCGATGAATCCGGCCAATATATTCCCGCAGCCGGTCATGGATATCAGCAGCAACAGCCTGGCGGGCCTTGCGTACTTTGATGACGTAGCCGGTAAGCAGGCAGGGGCTGCACTGGACATGGCCAGCGCTGAGGCGCAGGGAGTCAAGGATGTGTCCGGCCTGTCGGTCGAGATGCAGCTAGGGCCGAAAGAGCAGATGGCCAGCTATGCCAGCCGCAACATTGCCGAAACACTGGTAAGGCAGACATTCCTGCTGATCCATCGCACGCTGCGCGAACAATGGAAGGGCAAAATCACCTACCGCAAGGCGGGCAACTGGCAAGAGGTTGAACCGGGTTCATGGGCGCCACGCAGCCGCATCAACGTTGTTGTCGGACTGTCGCCCGGTGACCGCAGACGCCGCAAGGCCAATCTGCAAGAGGTCATACAGTATCAAATGGGCATGATCCAGGGCGGCACCGCCAATATCACTACCACCTGGAAGGGCGTGCACGCGGCCTTAACCGACTGGATGAAAGCCTGCGAGCTGGATGGCATGGAAGGGTACTTTTTGGATCCCGCCGGCCAGGAATCGTTGCAAGGCCAGCAGGCCGCGCAACAGCAGAGCCAGACTGAACAGCAAATGCAACAACAGCTGATGCAGGTACAGCTGCAAATGGAGCAGCAGAAGGCGCAGATTGATGCGCAGAAGTTGGAACTGGACAAGTACAAACACGACACGGATTTGCAGTTCAAATATTGGGAAGTGAACCAAAATGCCGAAATCGAAGAAGCCAAACTTATCGAACAGGGCACCCAGGCTCGGCTTGGCAGAAACGGAGCTGCAGGCCCTGGCGGGTCTGCTGGAAAAGACGCAGATCGTGACGCAGATTAGGCAAGAGTATGTCGGCATTATCCTGCGGGATCGTTCGCGCTGGGATGAAGCCACCATTGCCCTGCGGTTATTGGAAAAAGCAGAGATGCTAATCAGGAACCTTGCACATGGAACAGGAAACACCCAGTCCGGCAGTTGACAGCCAGCCCCAAAAGCGTACGCTAGAGGAACTGGAGGCAGCGCTAGCCGCGCAATCAAAGCCACCGGAACCGAATCAAGAGATTGATTCACCTCAAGCGGAGTCGGATGCCGCCAAAACGTCCGAAGGTGAAAGCGATTCACCGGCAGAGCTGCCGGAGAAACTGACGCCGAAGGCCTTGGCTGAAAAGCTGGGGATCAGCCCTAAGAAACTGTACGACCTTCTGGAAATTGACCTGGGCGACGGTAACACCGTCACGTTGGGCCAATACAAGGATCAGGCCAAAGAGTTTCACAAGGTTGACGCTGCGCGCAAGGAATTGGCGAGCAATCGAGTCAAGATTGAAAACGATTTAATGCAGAAACGCATGGCGCTGGACAAGGTGGCTGCTCAACGTGGCTATAACCTGACGCAAGCGGATTTGCAGCAAATCGAACAGCAACACAGTTTGCACAGGCAGGCTCAAACCGCACTTTTGGCGGAGATTGTGCCCGAATTTGCAGACACTGTTGCCCGTGATAAAGGCTTACAGATGATTGAAGGCGTATTTCAGGAATACGCATTCGGCGAAACTGAGGCCAAATACATCACGGACGCCAGGCTCAGAAAGATGGCATACGATCTTGCAAGGTTGCGGGCAGAGATAGACGGATTCGAGACCAAGGAGGTCAAGAAGTCCGTCAACCAGTCACCCAAGAGCCATACCCCGGTGCGCAAAGCAGGCCCTAACGGGTCTCAAAACAGGCAGCAGGTTGATGCTGCCGTTTCTAAATTAGCGCAATTTTTGAGGTGATCAAGTCATGGCAACAATTCTTAAGCAAGTCGATATTCGCACAGTCCCCAGCAACCTGAACCTTGAGCAGGTCATGCAGGAAATCGTGGATATTTCACGTATTCCGCTGCCCTTCCAGAGCATGGTGGGTACGACCTCGCACAGTAACCAGTTTTTTGAATGGTCCTGCGACCGACTGGCCGCACCCAGCCTTACCAATCGCGTGGTTGACGGCTCAACAGCCCCGACTGCGGTCACGACACCGGCAGTGCGTTTGGGTAATAATTCCCAGATATCCAGTAAGACCGTTGCAACGTCTATTCGCGCCAACAGTTCCAACAATGTCGGTAATGAAGGCCTTGCACGCCAGCTGTCGAGGCGGACGCAGGAACTAGACCAAGACATTGATGCCATGCTGCTGCAGAACATTGCCAACGTGGCAGACGATGGCGCATCGAATGCCGGCGTAACGGCTGGCCTTGAAACATGGTTCGACCTTAAGTTGGCCATGTCCGGTGCACCACTCAAATCAACGATTACCAGCAATGCCACGGTAGCACTGACGACCGGCACAGGCGTTGCCGGCTCTGTTGTGATCAAAGGCTGGTCAAGTCGTGCAGGCTTCCTGCTGCCAATCCTGGACTACACCCTGATGACTGCCACGGGTGCGCTGTCATTCTCCCAGCTAAAAAGCGTACTCAATGGACTGTATGCCCTGGGCGCCAATCCTACCAAAATTATGGGTGTACCCGATCTGATCAGTCGCCTGTCACAGTTCATGTTCACCAGCACGGCGCAGATTGCTACGCCCATCCTGAACGTGGATGCAGCCAGCAACGGATTCCGCGCACAGTCGGCGGTCAATTCGATGGTGTCTGACTTCGGTATCGTGGTGGACTTTGTGCCAAACCGTTTGCAGCCCAATTCAGGTGACGGTGCACCAACCCCATCGGCAACCCTGTTTGTGTTCGACCCTTCCTACTTGCAGGTATCCTGGCAGGGTGGCGGCATCAAAACGCAGGAACTGGCGACCACCGGCCTCAGCAAGTCGATTCAGATGTATGGAGATTATGGCCTTGTGGTCAAAAATCCCGACGCCCTGGGCGGTATTGTCGGCCTGACGCCAACAGCGGCTGTAGTTGCTTAATGGAAGTAAAGGATACATGGAAAACGGAAGGCGGGCAGTTAGTCCGCCACCGTGAGTATCCGGAGCGTGACCGTGTTCTTAAGGAGAATGCGGAACTGCAAAAGAGCGACAGCGTGAAGGCTACGGATGGCCTTCGCGCTTTCGCTCGTTTCCCTGTCGGTGAGATTGAACGAATTGCAGAATCCTATCCCACCCGCTGGGGGGATTTGGTGAATCCTGATCCGAAGCTGGCGAGTCGCGCCAAGCAAAAGCTGGTCAATTCCAGCGAGGGCAAGGAATACCGGGTTGGCGGCACCAGTCGCAAATCCTTTCGATTCAAGGTTAATCCACTAGCGAAAAGGTGACTTATGGCAGGCAAGCACGTGGGCAGCATTGTTAATACGGCATTTGCACAGCCGGGCGTGGCTGCCCAGACAGCACTATTCCGGCCGGTATTTCCCGGCACGCGAGTGGACAGGGCCTATGCAGAAGCACGCTGGAAGTCGATAAAGCAAGCTGGCTTTGCTACCAATCCATTTACGGCCGGCAGCCCTGCCAATGCAGCCTGGGCACTGGGATCGTTCAATTACAACATCGAAACATCGAACGCGGCCGTGCAATCGCACGCATGGAACAACCCCGCGAGTCCGAATCCGTGATCCGCGCACCCTGGCCGGTGTCGGTGCTGGGAATCGGTGACAGCTGGACTAATAACGCTGTTCTGGTTGACTGGTGGGACTGCCTAACCGAGACATGGCCGAAATTAACATTTGTTAATGAGGCTACGTCCGGCAAATGCCTGTACGACACCACCGGCACCCTGGGCGCTGATACAGTTGTTGCGAGCATCGCCACAGACTTAAACAACAATCCCGACGCCGATATTGTGGTATGGGGTACGTCCTGCATCAATGATCTGTTACGCAGGGCACAAGGTGCAAATGCGGTCACCTATGCCAATCTGATCGGTGCGGCTGCTACCGTTCTTGCGGCCATCAAGGCAGCGGATAAGCAATGTATCGTTTTCTGTGTGCCCTTCGGCCAATGGTCGATCTACTTTGGCGCCGGTGTGCTGGCCAATTTTCAGGCGGCTGAAGCGATCCGCGTGCAATTCAATGACGGATTGCAGACGCTCTGTAGACTGTATGGATTCACCTATTATGACCCGAAGTGGATGTATGTGAACAAGGGCGTTGAAGAAGTCACCGATAACGGATTTATCGGCATTTACACCGCAGACGGTTTGCACCCCAGCGTTGACGGCGCGTGGATCATTGCCGGCGATATTGCGTCCCGGCTGCGTGCATTACCCTGGCGGAAGGCGGCGGCATGAACTACGGCCAATTAAAAGTCTACCTTGCCAGCTACGTGAGCCGTACCGATCTGACGGACACGAATTTTGATATCTGGCAGCAGAATGCTAACCAGCGCCTGTTGCGTGATTCGCGGATTGTGCAGCTGGACCGATCCGAAACGATCAGCAACCCGGCGGGCGATATCATTTACCCGGTGAGCCTGGGCGATTTTCTGTTCATGGATGACCTGCAATCGGTCACCATTACCGGCAACAACCCTAATCCGATTGCGTTGATCAAGGTGAGCTGGGAGCAGTTTGCAGAGGCGCAGGCGATTGGCGTGGCCAACGGTGTCACCACTCCGTGGTGCTACTGCATGTTTAGTACCGGCTTTAAGGTGGCACCGGGCAATCAGGCGGACTTTGTTTTTGAGGTTGTGTTCAGGGCAGCGGACCGCGCCATGTCGGCCGACACCGAAACGAACAATTACCTTAGCTGGGCACAGCCGGTTTATATCGAAGCGATGCTCATCGAGATATACAAGTTTCTGCGCGATGTGGAAGGCGAACAGCTGGCCACCGCGCGCTATGACAGAGAATCACAGGCGTATTTTAATTACTACCGCTGGCAGCATTCCGGTGCTAACCAGGGGCCGAACAGTGGGGCATGGTCATGGGTTTAGAGGCAGCAACGTACATTGGTCAATTGGTTGCCACGAATCCGCTGGCGGGAGATCCTGTCTCGCAGGGTGATGACCACCTGAAACTTATTAAATCCGTGCTTCAAAGTCAGTTTACATCGCTGGGAAATGCGGCAGTCGTTCGCACGGCAGCGGAATTAAATCTCGTTAATCAAAAATTAACAAGTTTCAACGGGCGATCAACACCGGCAGCAGTGCCACAAGCTAACGACTACAGCGCCGATATGCTGTCGGATGTAACCATTACCACACCCGTGCTGGGAAATGTGTTAATGAACAACGGCGCGGGCCAGTGGGTCAACGTGCGCGGGCCTGCGGTATTGGTGACCGGCTGCTTTCTGTACGACGGTTATGCCGGGCAGGTTACGGATTCAATTTGGTTCAGCAATGCCCGCCGGCAGACGGTGCCCGCATCGGTCGCCACCGTTAAGAATGACGGAACCGGCGCCATTGGCTGGACACTGACAGCAGTAGCCGCGTGCCTGGTTACCTTGCACGCCCAATTCCAGCAGAACGGCAGCGGTAATGCGGTGCAGTCTGCTCTCGGCGTTACGTTTGGTGGCGCCCCCAGTGCCACCTTGCCGGCTGCCGGCAATACCCGGCTGTCTTATTGCGCCGAGGATAATGTGAGCAGTGATGTGCAAATGATGACCATGAGCGCATCCACCATACTCGCAGCCGGCGACACGATTACGGTCTATCGTGGCGGCAGCTGGTCAACGGGTGCATTCACTATGTCGGGTGCTGTCTTCCAGCTATGAGCCTGCTGCCTCTCAGACTGTCGGGCCTTATCAGCAATGCCGATATGCCGGCATTCGATTGCCCGCCTGAGTTCTGGAACATTGCGCAAGAGGTTCATTTCCGGCAGGCGCCCGCTGAACGGGTGCAACAGGCGCGTATTATTTACGGCCTGAGCCTGCTCAATTCCCATCCGTTGCACCTGCGAAACAGCTATTTTCAGGGGACGAATAGCTGGGTAGTGGGAGTGGGTACGGGCCTGCTGTGCTGCGAGTCTGACGGATCCGCCTGGGAAATCATTTCAGAGGCGGGTAACGTACCGGCAACCACCGTTGCGAACAATTGGACCAGCTGCGAGTTAAACGGTATCCCGGTCATTAACTACGGCAAGGTGCCTGTGTACTGGTTGCGCGATCCGTTGACCGCGAGTGTCAGTCTGCCGGACTGGCCGGCAGGGTCTACTTGCAAAGTCATACGCGCCTACAAAAATTACCTGATTGCGCTGAACGTGAACGATGGCACGGACGATTTTCCGTCATTGATCAAATGGTCTGACGCCGCAGAACCGGGCCTTGTACCGGCCAGCTGGACAGCCGGCGCAACCACCGATGCCGGTGAATTTAGTGCGGCAGGCGTGAACGAAGGCATTACCGACGGTCTGGTGCTGCGTGATACCTTCATGGTCTACAAGCCGCACGCGGCCTTTGTGGTGCAGTATGTGGGCGGCAATGCCATCATGGCGATCCGGCAGCTGTCGGACTCCATGGGGTGCCTGGCTGCCAATTGCGTGGCAGAACTGAACGGCACGCACATCATGTTAGGGCAGGGCGACGTCTACATAACGGACGGTCAGAGCATCCGCTCGCTGGTCTCGCAGAAAGTCCGCGAAGATTTGTTCAGCCGCATGGATACGCAATACTTTTATGAGAGCTATGTGGTTGCGTATCCTTCGCAGAACGAAGTCTGGATCTGTGTGCCGGAATTGGGCGAAACCTATGCCACACTGGCGCTGGTTTATCATGCGTCCACCGACAGTTTCAGCTATCGGAGCATCAAGTATGGCAATGCTGCCACGGGCGGCTGTCCGCATCTGGCCTTTGGTAACATCGGCGAGACCCTTTCCGGTGAGACCACCTGGGCTAGTCGCACAACCAACTGGAACACCGACAGCAGCAACTGGAACACACTGGCGCAGATACCGGCATTGAACGGGCTGGTGGGCTGCAAGCTAAACGACACTTCTGGCAGCGGCCTGTTACAGCTGGACGCACAGGCGGGCGTGGACACCACCTTAAGCAATCGCCCGGTGTCGCTGGTCAAATACGGCATGGATTTGGGTGACCGTGAAACGGTCAAATACATTTCCGAAATATGGCCACGGATTACCGGCATTGCCGGAACAGAATTATTTGTCCAGGTAGGCGGGCAGATGGAGCCGGACGACGATCCGGTCTGGTCTGCGGTAAATACCTATACGATTGGCAGCACCAAGAAAATTGATTGCCGATTTTCCGCACGGTTTCTGGCGATTGCCATTACCAGTGTGGACCTGGGCACGTGGCGTATGACCGGCATGGACGTTAAAGCCGTTTCGGTGAGCCGGTACTGATGGCCGATCCGCAGAACAGCCCCAATTATGTGCCGGTGCCGCCACCGTCAACCAACAATGCGGCACTCGAGTTGTATATTATTCAGGAATTGCAGCGCATCTCGCAGCAATTGCAAAACCTTAACGAACGGTTGACCGTTCTGGAGCCATAGCCATGGGATTCCCCGGATTCGGCGCAAGTAAAAGCAGCACCAGCAGCAGCAGTTTTGTCGATCCACGGCAGCAGCCGTATCTGGATTTCCTGCGCAATGCCGGACAGGGCTATTACCAGCAGTATGGGCAGGGCGCCGGCCAGTTTGCCCAGCAACAAGGCGGGCAGCTGTTCGGGCAGGGCCAACAATACCTGAACAACCTGCAAAGTAATCCGTTCATGACCAACCTGCAAACGCAGGGCACGCCGGGAGGTGATCCTAATCTGATTAACCAGCAGGTGGGCCAGCTGGGCGCGGACTTGGGGCGTAACTTCCAGCAACAGCTACTGCCGGGCATCCGGCGCGATGCCATAGGCCTGGGAGGCTTTGGTGGCACCCGGCAGGGGGTTGCCGAGGGTTTAGCGGCGCAAGGTACACAGGACGCTTTTGCGCGGGGTGCTACGGACATCTACAGCCAGAATGCCCAGATGGCCAACCAGGCGAACATAGCCGGGGCCGGCATCAATGCGCAGTCCCAGCTGGGCGCTTTAGCAGGCCTTGGGGGGCTGTTCGATCTGGGTATGGGTCAATACACAGGCGGGTTTAGTCCGCTGCTGGGCCTCAGTCAGATATTTGGCCAGCCCACCGTTCTGGATAAGAGCAAGGGCAAATCCAGCAGCATCACTGTGGGCGGAGCACCGGAATAATGGCCAGCAAATCCAGATTAACCGCAGAGCAGTTTTATCAGCAGGCAGCGGCGGCAAATGACCGCATCGCCCAGCAAGGTGGCGTGGCGCGGTACTTCTTTGGTTCATCCAAACAGGACAAGCTGAACCAGGCACGCGGCATGGAGCAGGAGTCCTATGCGCTACAGCGAATCCGCGAACAGCAGCAGAATGCGGAGGGTGGCTATATGCGCGCCATTGCATCCGGCATTGATGCTCGATCCATACCGGGCATTGGTGGCGCTTTGGCTGCCGATCCTGAGGGCGTGGTCAATGGTTTGCTGAACAATCCACAGACGCCATTACAGTCTGGCGGTGAAGCCTTGCGCCAGCAGGGTATTGCCGATGCGCAGTCCGCACGCGACTGGCAGGCAGAGCAGCAGGACATGGCGCGGCAAGGTTTCAAAATGGAGCAAGGCCGTTACAACATGGCAGAGGCAGCGGCAGCCCGAACCGCCGGTGCGGCGGGTACTACAGCCGATCTGGCGGGCGAACGATTCCGGCAAGGCCTGATCGACAATCAGCAGGGCAAATTCCTGCAACAGATTGCCGGCGCGGCTACGGTATCGGATGCCACGCAGCGAATCACGGCCAGCCTTGCAACGGGTAATGCCATCGGCGGAAAGGCCGCTGTAATGGGGTTAGCCAAGATTCTGGACCCTACCAGCAC